AGACAATTATTATGCCTAAGAAAGAAGCAGCAATACCATTAAAGTCGATGATGGAAGCAATCGACACAAACGATTTCGACTTCTATTCTCGCCTAACAGACGAACAGAAGAAAGCGTTCTCACCTTGGCTGGCGATGCGATACGCGAGTTCCGCGACCGGTAATATGACGCCGCATTATCTTCTGATGGTGAACGACATCGTGAACTGCGATTTTTCGACGCTGAAGGATCATCCCAATCTTCAGTGGAAGCTTCTCGCCGTTTGCGGCAGCGGTCGTCCCACCTTTCATCCTTGGATCCCGCCGGGTAAGGGTAAGAAGAAAAAGAGCAAGCTCTATGACTTCGTGCGTAAAACATATCCGTCAATGGAAAATAAAGACATCGACATCTGGCTATCATTAAATAGTGAAGAAGATGTTATACAGCTGGCGCGCGATGCCGGAATGGATGAGAAAGAGATTAAGGAACTTCTAAAGTAATGTCGAAGCAAAAATATGTCTGCGGCTATTGTAAGAAGGCGTATACAAATGAGCGAACGCTGTCCGCTCATATGTGCGTAAAGAAGCGCAGGTATATTGATAGAGATACTGTTGCGTCGAGAATGGGACTGGAACTATTTAGACGCTTTTACGAGCTAAACACAGCAACCAAAGCACCAAAGCGTATTGAAGAGTTTATCGACAGCAAGTATTACAACTCGTTCATCAAGCTAGCCAAACGGATTATTGACCTTCGTCCAGTCGACCAGGCACGGTTTGTGGACTATGTCTTTCAAAGCGGTGTGAAGGATAGAGACTGGTGTAAGGACCGAGTATACGAATCCTATATCCTCGACCTGTTACAGAAAGAAGCGACCAACCGTGCGCTGGAGCGGTCCATTCACACAATGAACGAATGGGCAGAAGAGACAGGCAACTCATACAACGAGTTTTTTGCGAAGGTGAATCCACAGGAGGCAACCTATATGATAAAGATGGGTAAGATCTCTCCCTGGGTCCTATACCTGTCGGAGTCTGCGGACAACCTTTGGAATCGCCTGTCGGAAGAGCAGGTGGAGATAATCTGTTCTACTGTCAATCCAAAGATTTGGAAGGCACGATTTCAGAAGAAGGCAGATGACTGTGATTTTGTGCGAGGCATTTTATCGGAGGCAGGGTTGTGAGCAAACGCCCGATACTGTCAGAAGGATATTGGCTATACGAAGCAGACAACGGTCGTTTAAAAGGAGGCGTTATTGCTAACATTACTGAGAATGGTAAGTATCTTCGTTATACTTTGTTCTCAGGTAATTCGGAGATAACGGCAACAGACCCAGTCGGTGAGGTGGTTTTCCCAGAACAAGTAAAACTATGGAGAGTTACAAAGGAGGAGTTGTTCCTTCTTAAACTTAAAGGCGAAGTATGAAAGTCAACACCGATATCGACATTGACCTACCTGACCGTACCAAACTGTTGGACACGCTGCCACACATCGCCGCACGGATTGACAGAGACGACGGATATGTGAAGCACAACACAGGCGTCTATTTTCAAGACATTCCGTTCGATCCTGTAACCAATCTCGCAACCATCGACCATAAGCTGGCGGAGGAGTTGGGTTACATCAAGATCGACCTACTCAATAACAGCGTGTATAACGGTGTGCGAAACGAGCAGCATCTTATCGAGCTAATGGAAACGGAGCCGATGTGGCTGCTTCTCGAAGATGCCGAGATTGTTGCGCAGATGTTTCATATTGGTCAACACGCAGACCTAGTTACTCGGCTACAACCAAAGTCCATCCCACAACTGGCAATGATTCTTGCTATCATTCGTCCGGGTAAGGCTCACCTGCAACAAAGTGACTGGGACGAGATTGAACGAGAAGTTTGGGAGCGACCAGACGAAGGCTACTTCTTCAAGAAGAGCCACGCCTATGCTTTTGCTACTGCTATTGTTGTACAGATGAATCTAATGGTGGAACGAGCATCTATGCTCTAAGAACTTGGTCTCGTAGCTCGTCATATTGAGACATAGGGACGAGTAATGCAGGGGAGTCGGTCCATATCTCTCGGTTCCTGCCTACATATGAATGAAGCTCGTTGTAATTTGTAATACGGGTAAACTTATTTTTTGTCGGGTCCAACAAATCTGCAAGCAAACTGAAAACAAAACCATCTGGAGGGTCATCACCAAACTGCTCTATCTTCACCATAAAGTGTATAGCCAGCGCATTATTACTAAGCTCGCTTCTACTTAGGTCATTCTTATATTTCATCACTTCATTCAGTAATGTGTCTTGAATGTCTTCGCAATAAGATTTAATGTCTCCTAAATCGGTATATGCATCAGCGTGCCATCCTTCTCCATAACCTGCTGCACGATGGACTAGGTCCGCAAAGTAATTATTGAACTGCTCCATCATATAAATGGTTGTTTGTTTTTGCAGGTATGGGAAGCTAAACCAAAAGTCGTTCTTAAAGCACACGCCGGCATTGAATCTTGGTGGAAGAACTACAACATATACGCTATCTCCGTAATCGTCTGCGTTAAAGGGGTCGGAGGTACAAATAATACTCTTCGATCGTTTTGGATACTCCAACCAGTTAGGGAGATTACTTACAAGTGATGTATACTCGTTGGTTGTGTGTGCTGATATTCTATTGTATACGGTAGGGTTGACTAGTCGAGCAGTCTCGCCACTGGCACCGCGATAGATAGCAGGTGCTTCAAATATATTGAAATATTCTTGAAAGTTCTTCTTACAATAAGCAACTAACTGATGTTCCTTGATTGAGGTCGAATAGTCTGCTTCTAATATGATCTCAGAGTATCTCATCCTAACACCTTCTCTCGGAATTCTCGATAGTAGACATCCTTCACCAACAGACATTCGGAATCCGTCCATACCTCAGAGTCTTCGTATACTGACACAAGGTTGCGCACAGATGTTACCAGCTCAAATCCGTTGATGGTTGGCTCATATAGTTTTGCTAATACCTTGAATGCAGCACCAGGAGCAGAGCGTTTATTGAGGCGGTCCGCAATATAAAGAGCTAGCCGATTGTTGGCGTATTCTGTCCCGTTAAGATCGCGATTTCTTTCCTGCACAAAATCTTGAAACTTTTGAAAACCTGCTTGAAGGTCATAAATCGTTGTACTTTGATCTGCATCGAAACCAACAATCTTGCCTATCATAGTGTTTACGGCATCTGCCGCCGAATCTACTTTTTGAATGCGAAGCTGGTCGTTGAGATACAAAAAGCTTTCCCAAATATCGCCATCCGCACATACGCCCATTCTAAACGAGTCGGGTAGGATAACAGCATATACACCTGCCTTAGTCCCACCATATGTCATTCCTGTTTCATACGAGGAAGAGCATATGAAGCTTTGCGACCGTTTGGGATATCTCTTCCACGACGGTAGATTACTCATCAAAATGGTGTATTCGTTTGAGGTGTTAGCAGATACTCTACCAACCTTCTTAGGATCGGCTAACTGGACTGAATCAAAGTTCGTATCTGTGCTGCCGCGAAAAACGCCGCGATAGATTGGCGGTCGATTGTATAGCTGAAAATAGGTGAGAAAGTTTTTGCGAGCAAGCTCAACAGCCGCGTCGGATGCTAGGTTAGTCTTATACTCGCCGCGGACCTCATCTAAGCGCATCGTCTTACCTTACAACAACCTTATCCATCGTACCGTTCTGCTCGACGCTGCGGTCAACGGTGTAGACAAATCGTATCCACATAAAGTTCGCTGCAAAACTATATGCAGCCACACCGGTAAAGTTATCGAAAACTACTGTGTTGGTACCACTAGTGATATCAACCGCAAAATAATCGTTCAAATCATCCGGTGGCTGTAGCTCTAGCGTAGCCAGCACCTTGAGTGTGCCAGTGAATTCGGTGGTATAGGCTGCGAAGGTGTGAACACCGTGAATATGGTTCTTCAATCGAGCGCCCGGGATGGCGGAGCTGAAGTAGCGAAGAGGCTCACCGGCGTCCGCCTTGATGGTCCAGTTGTCTTCCGTCAAGACGGTGCTAGGCCACGGTGTCGGGTCGGCGGAGGCCACCACCTCGACACGGGCAACGATGTTGTGAGCACCGTCAATGAAGAATGGCGTCTGCATGTTTTCGCCAATCTCTAGCTGTGGGACGAACGCCTCCTCACCTGTGATGACAAGATGGTAGAAGCCCGGCGGGATCTGAATGAGATCGCCTTCGAAGATAGGAAGGTGCGCATAGCCTTTGACGGAGGTCAGGTTTGCGTATCGATCTAGCACTCGCTCCCCTGTCTCGATATTGACCAATCTTGCTCGTAGGCTGAGGTGGTCGACCGACACCGGCTTGCGATCGAGGTTCATAATGCGAAAGCGGATTTGATTGTCAACCCCCTTATGCAGTTTTATATTCTGTTGTCTATTCATTGGTGAGTTTCCTAAACGAATGTCGTTGCGAATGACATTGTCAATGTAGAGCAGGTCTACACGGTTTTCGTATTGGTAGAGTTTATAGTCCATTAGCAGTATTTATCTTATAACTCACATTCTATGAAACATTTTATGACTTCATAAAAAGAGTTCAGGTAAATATAAGGAATGGATTATATACTAGTAAAATCGGAACCCATTATGGACTTTGATGACGTCGATCACATACAACAAGAATACCCTTTCCTCTCCTGCATTCGCAACGGCGAGACTGAATATGTCTGTATCATACAAAACACAGACGATAAAGTAATGAGCTTTTACGATCTCTCATCGGTCAATCCAGAAGAGCGCCGATTATTTTTAGAGTTCGGGGAGATGTGGTGGTGGGAGAGCAATCGCCAACTACCAATCAACATTTTCCTGCACGGACAGATGGATATTTTCCGCTATTGTTTACGAACAATCAATGTAAAAGATGTGGAAGTATTATTCGGACCCGTTACCTCGCTAAACGAGTTATTCAAGAAGAGAGTGAAGCGTAGACAGATTCAGCTCATAAAACGCGAAACAAATAAATAGACTTTTCCTCAGCAATATGCTATAATCTACCATATATGGTAGAAGAACAACTAAAAGAGATAATCCATACGCACCTTTACGGACTAAAGCGGACACCTTCTGGATGGCAGAAGAGCAACTGTCCTGTCTGTGTTCATAAAGGACACGCACCAGATAAGAGAGAACGCTTTGGTGTGCTGTATTCTGCTGATGGCGCAATCGCTTTCAACTGTTTCAACTGCGGCTTCTCGACAGCGTGGCACCCAGGCACAATGATCGGAAAGAATCTGGTTTTCCTTCTATCATCTATCGGCGTACCACAGCAAGATATTGACAAGCTGAAGTTTGAATCTTTCCGCGAACAAAACAATGTGGTCAACAAGAACTTCACTTTGCGCGGCAACATCACGAAGAAGTGGGTTCCGATTGATATGTCGGAAGAGCTTCCTGATTGTTACCCGATTCGCTTTTGGCTAGAAAACGATTGTGAGGATAAGGATTTTCTGCAGGTTGTGAACTATGCTGCCGACCGCAATGTCCTCGATATAGATCGAATGTATTGGTCACCCACAAAAGAGTTTCTGTTCAATAAGCGATTTACCATTCCATTCACCTATCGAAACGAGATTGTAGGATGGACTGGTCGCATTACAACCAACGCACCGAATGTGCCAAAATACTATCACAAAATGCCACCATCGTATATCTACGGGCTAGACCATCAACAAGACTATGATCGAAAATACCACATCATTACAGAAGGCGTGTTAGATGCTATAGTGACTGACGGCGTTGCGGTGCTGCATAATGATCTAAACGAAGAGCAAGCCGCGCTGATAAGTAAGTTACACGGAGAGAAAGTCTTGTTGCCGGACCGAGACAAGAGTGGCGATGACCTTGTGGAGATTGCTATTGAACACAAGTGGTCGGTCGCATTTCCGAACTGGGGCAAGGATCAACACGGAAACATTATAAAGGATGCAGCGCAAGCCGCACAGGTATACGGGCATTTACTTACGATGCAAAGTATAGTAGAATCTATTGAGAGCGACAAACATTCTATTCGGGTAAAGAGAAAGCTGGATAAGGGGAACTATGGATATTAAAGAGTTTACAGAAGAGATTGAAGATTTATTTGTGCAGTTTATGTACAGCGACCCGGAGACATTTGTCCGCGTTAAGAATATTGTAGACCCATCATACTTTGAAGACCCCGATAATCGGAAGATTGTCAAGTTTATGATGGACTACACAAACGAACACACCTTCCTGCCTACAAACGATCAAGTCAAGGCAATCACAGGCAAGGCTGTCGAGAAGATTGACGGCATCAACGATGAGCATTCGTCGTGGTTTATGAAGGAGTTTGAACGATTCTGCCAGCAAAAGGCTGCGAAGCAAGCCGTATACGAATCGCTGGATTTGATTCAGAAGGACCGCCTCGGTGAAGTGGTGGAGAAGATTAAGCGAGCGGCAGAGCTGGGCATTGTAAGAGACCTGGGTATTGATTATTTTGAGAATCCGGGTGAACGATTAAAGGAGATGCGAGACCGTAGCTCAATGGTCTCGACAGGATGGAAGACGATTGACGCGAAGTTATACGGCGGCATCGAGCGTGGTACGCTGACCATCTGGGCTGGTCAGTCGGGCGCTGGTAAGAGCCTCTTCCTACAGAACCAGGCGCTGAACTGGGCAGAGCTGGGACTGAATGTGGTCTATATTAGTCTTGAGCTTAGTGAGCGACTATGCGCAATGCGGTTAGACGCAATGACCTCAGGCTTTAGCACGAAAGAGATTATGAAGAACATTGATGATGTAGACATGCGTGTTCGAGCCTATTACAAGAAGATTGGCAAGGGGTCGGTGCAGATTAAACAGCTACCGAATGGTTGCACGGCGAACGACATTCGAGCATATATTAAGGAGTATGAGATACAGACGCAGCGCAAGGTTGACGCAGTATTGGTTGACTATCTTGACCTATGCTCGCCAATGAATCGGCGTGTTGATCCGGGCAATCTGTTTGTGAAGGACAAGTATGTTTCGGAAGAGCTGCGAAATATTGCTGTTGATCTACAGTTGATTATGGTTACTGCATCGCAGCTAAACAGAGGTTCGCACGATGAGATTGAGTTTGACCACAGTCACATTGCTGGTGGTATTTCTAAGATTAACACAGCAGATAATGTTATCGGTATTTTTACAACGATCTCGATGAAAGAGGGCGGACGATATCAGGTGCAGTTTATGAAGACGCGATCTTCTGCTGGTGTCGGCAGTAAAGTGGACCTCAAGTTTGATGTCCGCACTCTACGAATCATGGACTTGGAGGATGGAGAAGACGATGCAACGACGGCAGCAGCAAACAACCTACTTAGCTCAATCCAGAAAAAGAATGTGGCGACTGGCTCAGATGAAAAGACAAAGCCTGTCAAACTCGACAGCGAGAACCCTCTCAAGCAAATCCAAGCGTTGAGAAGCATTGTAAAGAAGGGCAATATCTAACACCGCAGAAACATCGCGATTATTTTCGCAACTTATTGATAAATAAGTAATGTAGAAAATTCGCGAGGTTTCTAAGTGAATAAAGATAAAATTAAGCTCCATCAGTCGTCGCGTTCAATTTTTGAAGAATTGAACCGTGCCATTCCTAATAAGAAAAAGGAGCACGTCCTCGAAGCTCGTGGACATCATATTATTACTTCAGCAATCAACTTCCTTCAGGTGCTGACTGAGAATTACAGCGAAGAAGAAGCCGACCAAATCATGCGTCGGTTTCTTAGCGCCATTAAGGGAGCAGACCCGGACCGCTTTGTAAGAGTGGTCCGCAAGCTACGGGAGCAGGCAGAAGATGAATAAGAAGTTTCTTTTATCTATCCTATTAGGTGTTGCTCTTACGCTAACCGCATGTGAGCCGCGTAAGGAGCCAATCGAGAAAAAGATTGACCGCACAGGTAAGCCAATCACTGTAACCACCTATGTTTATTCGACGCAGCGACAGCTTGATGAAGCATTCCGTGCTATTCACAATATTCCTCGCGGAGAAGATGTGGATTCTCGCTACGGGTTTGCTCGCTGGCAAGAATGGAGAGACGGTGCGGGTAATGTGATCGAAATTGACGAGCAGCTAACCTGCGAATTACATATTCTTGACCCGAAGTATGTTGATGACGAAGCAACTCTTACACTTGGGCACGAAATGATTCATTGCTTATATGGGAGCTATCATGAATGAGATG